AGCGTGTAGATCGCTGCGAAGGCTTCGGGCTGCATGATCTTTGAATCCGTACGCGTGTGCACATACAGCGTCGAACGCTGATTCGCTGCACCTGTGTACGGATCAAGCATGGTTTCAATTCCCTTGCGATCGAAGATTTCGAAGTAGTCGAAATTGCCTGCGATGAAGAGCGCGTTTCCGCGAATGTCCGCGGTAGTTGCTCCACCAACAACGCTTGGCACATACTCACCGATCATGTATGGAATTCCAAGGATCGTTCCGGGGTTTCCACCGCTCAGGCCCGCAGACTCCGAGATCTTCCAAACGTAATCCGTGGAACTCACTTTGATCTTGCGAATGTTCTTGATAGCAGCATCCGACGTGAGAATCTTGAAATTACCGACGCGATACTGCGGAGGAACCGCGTGCACGCAATCGATGATATTGTCACCAGAAATCGCGGATACTGCGGAATCCTCAGCGAGTTGGACACCCTGGTTGATGATTCGTCCGGTGTTCGTGGTAGCCCACGCCACAGACCCGGTATCACCAATTCCCTGAGGCTGCGCAGCAGCAACACCACTACCGATGGTGAAATACTCATCCTGGATCTTCGCGAGAGAAGTACCGCAGCGGTCCGCGATGTAATCGAAACCCGATCCGATTCCACCAGTGCCGATGGAATCTTCGAGGTATTCCATAGACATAGTGGTTGCACAAACGAACTTGATCGGGTTGATTGAAACTGCAGCAAACGTCGGATCTGCAGCAGCGATGGCACCGTTTTCAAGCACGATGGCTGATGTAGGAAGCGCACCCTCAACAGTGATGGTCCGCTTGCTATCGATCGTGCTCACCTTCGCCATCTGCCGCAGCACCGATGATTGGAACATCTTCGCAACGATGCGACGTTCCATATCCGTTGGAACTGGTGCAGAACCTGTTGAACTGTTCGTAAGCACGCGCATTTCCTGTGCGTCACCGCGAACGAGTGCGTTCAGCCATCGCTTCGAATACTCTTCGCTCGCAATGTCTGCAGTGTTTCGCTGCGCGATCTTCCCCTGGTACTGCGGCGCGCTCTCAAGTGCCTTGATGCGATCCTGCGCAGCGCGAAGCGCAGCGCGATCCTGCGCAGCGGATTCAATCGCAGAAAGATCAGCATCCATGCGCGCGAATTTCTCGCGCTCCTCGCCGTGTCCGCGCGTGTCCACATGTTGCGAATCGCGACCGCTCGCGTCGATTCGTGCGAGTTCCTTACGGTAAGCGTGTGCAAGGTTTCCGAGTTCGTTCAACTGTTCCATAGATTCATTCTCCGAATGTGAAGTTCAAGCCGTGCCTCGACGGCATCGGTAAGTGCCGCGTTGACGTAACGCAGGCTTGATGAGGTAAGGTCATACGCTGGGTCTTGAACAAGGCTGATTTCCACAAGCCTTGCCTGCTCAACCATGCGTTCGGTACGTTTCTCGTTCCACTTGTCTTTGATGACGTAGAAACCAAACGACATTTCGCCAGTAAGGTCACCACGTTCAAGCAGCGTTCGAACGTCGTTACCTAGCGTGGTTTCAGGAAGCGTTGCGCTGTAGTGCAGTCCGTCGGCGCGCGAATCAAGTGTGAGCGTGCCCGACTTCGTGCGCGCGAGCGGCATCGATTGATCGTGGTTGTAGTAAAGCTTGACATCGCCCGATGCCGACGCACCAAACGCACCGGGCGCGATGCGCTCAACGAAAGTTCGGCCGAGTTCGGTAATCGGTTTCGATGGTGAATCGAACACCACTGCTCGACCCGTAAGCGTGCGTCCATTCATCGTCGGCGACGATGTGAAGTCACGACGTGAAATCATTGACGGTCCCTCCTGATGTGTCATCACCAAGGTTGGTTTGGCCACCACCCGTACCCATGTTGAGTGCGAGGATGACATCATCAAGCCCCTGAATCGGTGGCATGTCGAGCCGCGCGCGCGCTTCGTTTCTCGTGATGATTCCTGCTTCTACACCAGTGCGAAGCGCAGCCATCTGCTCTGCGAGCGAGGGACGGATGATGAAGTCAACGTCAAACAACACCGAGTCAAACGGTGTTGCGAGTTTCAGCTTGAGTTCATTCTCCCAAGCAGCGAGCCAGTGGCTGATACAGCCATCGAGGTACGCGCGGCCCGACCATTCAAGACTGCCATAAGCGTTGTTGCTTGTCTCACCGAGCATGTGCGCGGGCACACCAAACAACCGCGAAACGTCTTCGATGCTGTACTGCCGCGCTTCCGCGATTCCTGCATCATCTAGCGTGCTGCTTACCTTCTCAATGCGCATACCTTCAGCGAGCACCAGTGGTTTGCCTGCGTTGGTACTGCCGCTGTGATGTGCGACATACTTATCTGTAATCGATTGGCGCGCCGCTTCGCTGAGCGGGCCGGGATGCACGAACGCTAGTTTCGGATTACCCGCGTTCTTCATCGATTCAAGCTGAGCCTGTTCCTGGCTCGCCATGATCGTGAGCGCGGTACGGCACAAACGTACGGGCGATTCGCCCCACAGGCCATCTAGACCGATACCGCGAATGTGCAGCATCGATGATGCGGGGACATCGCCATACGCGCGGGTCTTATAGAACGGGACTGCCTGCGAAACGTCCAGCGAAACGCTATCGATTTCGAGTGGCATCAGTTCAAGCAGTTCGCCACCAACGGTGCGGTTGATCAACGCAAACGAGTTGCCGTAAAGCAAAGCCTGCAGCGTCATACTGCGACGGAATTCGTACGCGCTCTGGTAGCGGTTTGGATTCCGAAACAGCACATCGGCTGCACTATCTGAAATCTCGGCGCGCGCGCGCGCGCAGTCATTCGCGATGAGAGAAGCAGCGCGGAATACTGGTGTGTACTGCAGCGCAGTCAGCGGGGAAATGACAGGCATCAACCCGTTGGGAGTATTGGAGAACCACCACGCAGCCTGCTGCGTTGGCCAGTGCCCGATCATTCTCTGTAGTAACCCCTTGAACATCGCAGCAAACTAAATTGCTGCATCTTGTCAAGTCGGTTCTAAACTTCGGATTCGTAGCAGGACGCACGTTTACCACCCCACACATGCAACGCGATGATTCCCGCCACCAGTGGATCTAGGATTGAACTGGTGCGCGACTTGATCGGTCGAACGTTCCCGTTTACGTCGGCGCGCGCGTGCGCTTCGGCGCAGGATCGACGCATCACCGGATCATCACCGATTACCAATCGGTTTCCCGCCCACAAATTCTGCCACAACTGGCAGCCGGGGCCGAAAGTGGAAATCCCCATTTTGTAAGTCATAAGCGGCAGACCATCGGCGATCAACTGTTCTGCGAGGTACTTCGATCCCCACGCGTCATACCCGATGATCTTGATATCAAACTCTTCCCGTAACTGAAGCAGCCGCTGGCGGATCGATTCGTAGTCAATCTCTCGGCCAGGGGTAAGCGTCAATTTGCGCTCTTGTGCCCACTGCCGCACAGGCATTCGGTAGTCCAGTTCTCGCTGCGCAACATCGGCAGACGGCCACCAGTAGTGGCCTTGCAAAGCGACCCTGCCATCCTCCAACGGCACGGCAACAACAAGCGCAGACATATCGAAAGACTTCGATAGATCAAGCCCTAAGTACGCACTACGGCCGCGAAGCTCTGCCCAGTCGATTACTTTATTTCCCGGCCATACCGACATATCCAACCAGCCGCCTGTGTTCTCATCCATGCGCGCGCAGTGATATCGAACGAACTCAGCACGCCCCATAGGGCTGCGCTTCATCGTGTTCCACGACCGACGCAGCGAAACCACATCGGGTTGGTTGTAACTGAGGCCGGGATTCGCCTTCCCCCACGATCCCTCATCAGAGGGAGAGTCTGCAGCGTCGATGCCGTACAACATCGGAAAGATCGTGTCGTCGACAATCTCGCCGGTGAGAATCGCCTCAGATTGTTTCACAAGTTCTGCGTAGTGGTTCTCAGGGTTGCTACCTGGTGTGGAAATGATGACACCCAAACTCTCACGACGTTTCGCGCCAGTGGTGAGAAGCTTCGTGAGAAACCGTCCCTTGAATTCCGCAGCCTCATCCGCGATCCACAGCGAGGGATTCAACCCGTCTAGGCTGCGCTCGAGCGCGGGGAGCGCGGTCATTTCGCAATCCGCTGACGGTCGCGAGATCTTGACCATTCGTACTTGCAAGTCCGTGTCGGTGCGTTTACGCGCCATTGATCGCGCGGTGTCTAAACAGATCTCTGCTTGGTCTTCGTTGTTTGCGATGACGTGCACGCGCCGTCCGTCGGACTGCAGCAGATCCCACAAACTGAGGCCTGCCATCATCGTTGTCTTGCCGTTGCCGCGCGCAACCTGGATGAGTGCGAGTCGAAACC